TTTTATTTTTAATGTTTTATTTTTAATGTTTTATTTTTAATGTTTTATTTTTAATGTTTTATTTTTAATGTTTTATTTTTAATGTTTTATTTTTAATGTTTTATTTTTAATGTTTTATTTTTATGATTTTTTAACATTTTCTCTCTTTTAACTATTAATTTATCTGTTTTGTTATTTTTTTTTGTTTTGTTATGTTTACAATTATATAATTGTATATAAGATGTATTATTTTCCCTATATTTAAAATAAGGATATTTGTATACATAGGTTTTTAATAATTTATAAATTAAATAATCAGCAAAATGTAATGGAATAGAGTCATCTAATACATATTTTTTATCATGATATAATTTATTTGTTATTTTTTTGGCAGCCTTTTTATTGATAATATATGATTGCATACCCCAATCAGCATGATTGGATAGTTCATTTTTTGTATCATATCCATATTTTAAATTTTTATCCCATAAAGTATATAGTTTATCATAATTATGATGTATATTTATGTATAATTTTATAATATCCCAGTCTTTGGGAGCACCATCTATAATTTCTTTTAAAGATTTCGTCCAATATTTTTTGTAATCAAGATCAATATCATCCTCAAGAATTAATGCTGTTTCATAATTTGAATTTGAAAATTTTCGAATAGTTTCTAAATGTGATAATAAACATGCGTATTCAGGTTCCTTCATTCTTATAGCGGTTGTAGTAAATTTTTGTGTTAAATTTTTATCTTTATAATCAATAGCTTTATTTCTAACAACCTTTTTGTTTTTAAATATATTATCTTTAAAAATTTTATTCATATGTTGTCGTCTATCTTTTGCTCTATCTAAATTTATCCAATAAATTATATCTATACCATCTAAATAATCTTTTTCATCTTTTTCATCTTTTTGTAAATTTTTATTCATTCTATTATTAAAATATAGATATAAAAAAATTTGTATTTTATTTTATTATTAACGCACATTTTCTAATTTTTATATTAACGTATAAAATAATTAATTTGGTAAATCCATTCCTCTAACTGATTTGTATTAGTGAATATATCTATATTTCCATCTAATATCATTTTTTCATCACAAATATTATTTTGTAACATATCTTCATGATATTTATGACATGATTCCAAATAATCTAATGGAATATTTTCTTCTCCTTCTCTAGAACGAGTATGAATTCTTTTATGACATATTTCAGGTAATGTTTTCACATAAATCATTTTATGAACTGGAAATTCTCCTGAAAATGTATCAAACCAGCTTAAATAAATCTGATAATTTATATCTTCCATTTTACCTGACTCAAACAACATCTTCGCAAAAACAAATTTGTCTGTATATAAACAACGTTCACTAATGATAATATATTTTTTATCAGAGGTTAGTTGGAGTGTTTTTAAAGTCTTACGTAATTCATTTAATCTAGATATATATGCCATCATTTGAAAAGGAAATGAATATGTATGTTGGTCCGCATAAAATTTTTCAAGGATTGTCCTACCATTTGCGTCTTTAATTTTTTCCCATTCATCTACTGGTTCTTTTAAAAATATGACATGATTGTTATTTTTAAAATATTCTTTTAAATTTTTCATTAACGTTGATTTTCCTGAACCGATATTACCTTCTATGGAAACAATTGTAAAATTAGGATGCATCATTGTATTGTAGTATATTATATAATGTATCCTTTATTTAATTTTTATTTCAATTTTAAAAAAAAATGACTAATAAAATATATATAAAGATAAAGATACAATATTATAGTAACAATGGATTTAAAGCAACGTAAACTCAACAAATCAGAATGGGACTCTATCGAAATATCCGTTTCTAAAGCAGAAATGGATGTTTTAAATATGATTCTATCAGGATATCATGATGTTAATATTAAGATAAATAATAATAATTCACTCTTTACATTTCTAAAGATAGAATATTCAGAAAAAATGGAAGATTATTTGTTTAATAAATATTTCAGAACACGTACTGATAAAATGGAAGAAGAAATGAAAGAACATGATACAAATTATAAGAAATCGAAATTACATTCTGATATTAAAATTAATTCCGCTGATAAAGTTCGTTTAGAAAGGTTTGATGAAGATTCACTTCAAAAGAATGATATTTATGAATTAGTTTTATTATATCATCTTGAAAAACTTCTTGGATATAAAAAACAAAATAATAGTAAATTGTTTCATTACCATTATTATACCTTATACAAACTGATTAGAAACAATATTTTGCGATTAAATAGACATATTAGTGATATAATTTATAAAATTTTAAGTATATTTGAAGAACAAATAGAAAAATCTATCATTATTCAATATGCGGTAGAATTTATAGAGAAAAATGAGAATTTATTGAAGTATGGTGATCTTGTTTTATATGAACACCAAAAAGAAATATTTACGGCGTGTAAGAGTCCAAGACCCAAATTGATATTATATATGGCGCCAACCGGTACAGGAAAAACAATGACGCCAATTGCTTTATCGCAAGAGAAAAAAATTATATTTGTATGTGCTGCTAGACATGTAGGTTTAGCATTAGCGAGGGCGGCTATTTCAGTTAATAAAAAAATTGCTTTTGCGTTTGGATGCTCTAGTGCTGATGATATTAGGTTACATTATTTCGCAGCAAAGGAATTTACTAAAAATAAACGCACAGGTGGAATTAAAAAGGTGGATAATAGTGTTGGAGATAATGTAGAAATCATGATTTGCGACATTCGATCATATTTGCCAGCCATGTATTATATGCTTGCGTTCTTTCCAGCAGAAGATATCATACTTTATTGGGATGAACCAACTATTACACTAGATTATGAAGATCATGAATTTCATAAGACAATTAAAGAGAATTGGAAGAAAAATCAAATTCCTAGTATAGTTTTGTCTTCAGCTACATTGCCAAAATTAAATGAACTCACTGAAACAATTCCTGATTTCTTGAATAATTTTGCCGGTGCTGAAATATGTAATATTGTTAGTCATGATTGTAAAAAATCGATTCCTATTATTAATAAAGATGGTTTTGTAGTATTGCCACATTACTTAAGTGATAGTTATAGTGAAATTTTAAATATTGCTACTCATTGTAGTGATTACCTGACACTGCTTCGCTATTTTGACTTAAAAGATGTGGTAGATTTTATTAGTTATGTTAATTCTAATAACTATGGTAAACCTAAAACCTTGCTGGATAGACATTTTGATTCTATTGATGATATTCATATGAAAAATATTAAAACATATTATTTAACTTTGCTTGGAAATATTCAAGATGGAAAATGGGGCGCAATATATTCTCATTTCATACAAAGAACACCTAGAGTTATAGAAAATACTTATGTAGATACAAAAGGAAATAAAATCGCAAAATCAAAAAGCATAGGACCAGGAGTGATGGAAAGCACAACTAATAAATTATCAGGTGCTCCTCTTACAAGACTTTCAAGCGAACAAATTGTTAAGACAGTACCTACTGTTATAGGGACATCAGGTGTTTATGTAACTACTAAGGATGCGTATACATTAACAGATGGTCCAACTATATTTATTTCAAATGATGTTGAAAAAATTGCCAAGTTTTGTATTCAACAGGCCAATATACCAGCTCTAGTTATGGATGACTTGATGAAGAAAATAGAATATAATAATGTTATTAATGAAAGACTATATCTATTAGAATCAGAAATGGATATAATTAAAGAAGAAGCTGATAAGCGTGTAAAAAATGATGCCAGTGGATTTCATAATGGATTAAAAGTTGGTGGTAGAAATAAGGGATCTAAAGATGCTAAAAAATTAAATAGAGATGCTCCTGAAGAAATGGAAAATAAAGGTAAGATGAATAAATTTATACAGGAAATTACGTCTTTAAGAACAATGATAAAATCAGCAACATTAAATGATACATTTATTCCTAATAAAATGAAGCATCTGGATAAATGGGCTTTAAATATGGATACTACCACTCCATTTACAAGCAATGTTGACGAGCAATTTGTTTGTGATATTATGGCTTTAAAAGGAGTAGAGAATTCTTGGAAAGTACTATTAATGATGGGAATTGGGGTATTTATAAATCATGATAATATTACTTACACTGAAATTATGAAGAAACTTGCTGACGAACAAAAGTTGTTTATGATTATTGCTTCAAGTGATTATATTTACGGAACCAATTATCAGTTCTGTCATGGATTCTTAAGTAAGGATTTGAATTTAACACAAGAAAAATTAATCCAGGCAATGGGACGAATTGGTAGAAATAATATTCAACAAACTTATACAATTCGTTTTAGAGATGACGAACAGATTAAAAAGTTATTTACATCTGATACTGAGAAGCCCGAAATTATTAATATGAATCGATTATTTAATAGTAAAAAAGTAATATGGCAAGATAATACTTATGTAGAGCTTCCAGAAGATGACGAAGAAGAGGAACAAGAATAAAGTATTTAAATGTAATCATAGTTCAAATAGCAGTAAAAACTGGCTAAAAACATTTGTTGTTCATAATTATTAAAAATTTTTTGGACTTTTTCAACTAATTTTGACTGGTAATTACCATTTAATTTGGTAATTGGATTGCTTTCAATAAGGTTAACTATATCTACACTCATTTTATAAATTAATTAGTGTATTTATTATCTTTATATTGTTTTTTGCTTTAATAATTAAAAAGCAGTAATTTAATTATTAAAATATATAAAAAAGTATGACACGATAAATCGTAAGATAAATCGCTTAATTGGAGTAAGCAAGACCACCCATACCACTCATGATACGAAGAACGTTGTAGTTAGTGGCATAGACACGAACCTTGGCAGTCTTGGTACCTTCAACAGTGGCGTTAGAAAGAACAAGTTGAAGAGTAGCGTTATCAATTCTGGAGAAGTTGCATGTTCCTGAAGGCTGATGTTCCTCAGGTCTGAGGGCGAATGAGTAAACGTTAATACCTTCATCAGGGTTACGTGTGTGGGCTTGGTAAGGTTGGACCCAAGAGAAGTAAGATCCTTCACGCTCAGAGAAGCGGTCTTGGCCGTTAAGTTGGAGCTTAGCGGTGACGACAGGGTTTT